CAGCCACTCCCAGGTTTCCGTGTATATCTCCTCCGCCTGGAGCGTACTCCCGTCACGCTGCTCGGCAGATAAGAATTCATGAGGCTTTGGCATATCGACACCCTCGACTTCGGGAATATCCAGCACTTCCAGCCTGCGCCCGCCCGGATTGCCGTTCTCGGCTTTCTCCCTGACAGCGGATTTCTTCCTTCCCGCACCGGGTCTCGCACCGCCGCGCCCTCCTGTGTTATTGGATTTTGTCGGCATTTTCTCACCCCTTTTCTCGAAAAATAAAGCAGCCGCAGACGGCCGCCCTTAATTACCCTTTTGATTTCGCCTTTTTCGCGCACGAAGCCCCAGGCCGCTGTCCGCTCATGCAGGTCCCGGAGATTTTGACCGCCCCACGGTCACCGATCGCCAAGCTCGTGATGTAGCTTTGTGTGGCAGGACTGGCAGAGGGACATCAGATTGTCATTCCGATGCGTCCCGCCTTGTGATAGAGGGACAATATGATGGACCTCCTCCACAGGAGTCAGCCGTCCTTCCTTCAGACACATCTCACACAAAGGGTGCGCCGCAGCGTAGCGGTCGCGGATTCGTTTCCAAGCCCGACCGTACTTCTTGTTGCTGTCAGCAGGGCGGCCGTACTTGTTGTACCGTTTCCGGGCAATCGCTTCATGCTCCTCACAGTACTGCCCGTCCGTGAGGTTTGGACAGCCGGGGTAGGAGCAGGGGCGTTTTGGTTTCTTTGGCACGCTGCACCTCGCTTTCCGGGCAAAAGGAAAGCCCTGCAGGATTGCTCCCGCAAGGCTCGTTCCTTGTCCTGTTTTTCTGATTCTAACTATATCACAGGGACAAGGTGTATTGCAGTGGCTTTTAGTGGCTTATTTCAGAAACGGCGTCCAACGCCCTGTGATGGAGACGGTACAGCCACCGAAGCTCATATCCCATGTCCACGGCGATCTGCTCCCAGGACTTGAAACACAGATACCGCAGCTCCAGAAGGGTCTGGTACTCCGTGTTCTGGACAGCCTTGATTTTATGGACGATGTCTTTTTTCGTCTGCACCAGTTTGCAGATGTCCCCATTGATCTCTGCTTCCAGCTCAATGATGGAAAGGATGGCGTCCTCCATACGGTGGAGATTTCTCGTCTCACTTCCGGGCATATCCGAATAAGTCGCGGTCGCCCGTGTGGCGAGGTCATTCAGTGACGCTACCTGCTCCATCTTGCTCTGTATCCGCTGGTCAATGCGGAACGCCTGGGAAAGGTACTCCTTCATTTCCGTCTGCTGCTTGTTCATAGGCACTACCTCCGAAAAAGAAATGGTTTCCCTCGGATTTGCCTTGATTGACTCTCATTTTCTTAGGTTTGCCCGGACCGCATCGATCAGCGCCGACTGCGTCCTGTCCTTATACTGCAGGGCTTTCATAATGCGCTCATCAATGGTGCCGTCCGTGATGATGTGCTGTACGACCACGGTCTTGGACGCCTGACCCTGCCGGTAAAGCCGCGCCACCGTCTGCTGATACAGTTCCAGGCTCCAGGTAATGCCAAACCAGCAGAGGGTGGCGCCGCCGCTCTGGAGATTCAGCCCGTGGCCGGCAGAAGCGGGATGGATCAGCGCCACGGGAATTTCGCCCCGGTTCCACTTTGCGATGCTGGCGTCAGAGTCCAGCCTTGCAAAGCCGATCTTCCGCAGCCGCAGCCGTTCCTCGATGCGGTCAAGGTCGTGCTGGTACCAGTAAGCCACCAGCAGGGGCTTTCCGTTCATGCTTTCGATGATGTCCTCCAGGGCGTCCAGCTTCTGGTCATGGATATGTTCCACATCCCCGTTATCCGTATAGACCGCCCCGTTTGCCATCTGACAGAGTTTCCCGGACAGTACTCCGGCATTTGCCGCCGTTACCTCGCCCTTATCAAGCTGTGCCGCCAGGTCTTCGCACATCTCATCGTAAATAGCCTGTTCCGGCTCCTCCATATACACCCGGTACTCGCTGTTTATGAGTTCCGGCATCTTGAGGTGATCGGTTGCTTTCATGGAGATGGTGATATCGGAGATCTTGTCATAGATCCGCTTCTCCGCTCCCGGCAGGGGCTTATAGGAATACACCACCTGACCGTTCATCCGATCCGGCCGGAAATAGTCCTGGCGGTACTTGGTGATAAACCTCCCCAGTCGCTGCCCCATATCCAGCACCTTGAACTCGGCGAACAGGTCCATCAGCCCGTTCCCGGACGGGGTACCCGTAAGGCCGATGACTCGCTTTGCCCTGGGACGCACCTTCATCAGCGATTTGAACCGCTTGCTGTTCCAGTTTTTGAAGGACGAAAGCTCGTCCACCACGATGGCGTCAAACTCAAAGGGGACATTCTCCACCATCCACTGGACGTTCTCCCTATTGATGATATAGATGTCCGCATCCCTGTGGAATGCCTCCAGCCGTTCTTTTTCCGTGCCGACCGCCACGGAATAGCGGATGTCTTTCAGATGGTCCCACTTTTCAATCTCCTGGGGCCAGGTATTCCTCGCCACCCGCAGCGGTGCGATCACCAGGACGCGGGTAATCTCGAAGTAGTCGAACAGCAGGTCGTACAATGCCGTCAGCGTGATTGCCGTCTTGCCAAGGCCCATGTCAAGCAGAATGGCGGCAATCTCGTGTGTTTCGATATACTCGATGGCGTACTGCTGATAATCGTGCGGTTTAAACTCCACAGCTGTCACCTCCGATCTCTGAAAGGATGTGCGGGATCTGGCTCTCGCCATCCAGGACAAATGCCAGGAACCCCAGCTGCCGCAAAAGCCGTATCCTTGACTCCTGCAGCGGCCGTGGTTTCCCGCCAGAGACCTTTACCTCCACGAAGCCGCATTTCCCATCCGGCAATAGGATAAGGCGGTCGGGAACCCCGGAAAATCCCGGCGACACGAACTTCGGCGCAATCCCGCCTTTGGCCTTAACCGCCTGAACCAGTTTTTGTTCGATGGTTTTCTCTCTCATGGTTTTATTCTCCTCGTTCTTTGTGTGACGGTCATGTACCTCTTCCCCCGATTCTCTCTTATATATTGTTTTTTTATCTCCTTAGAGCAACTCTGGCAGAGAGGTACATGACCTACACACCTACTAATCCTCAAACTCCGATTTGAGTTTCAGCCCGTAAATGATCACGCCTGTACGGGTACGCTTTCTCACCACACCCGTGGATTCCAGCGCGGAGTAGAAATCAGTCGTACTCCGGGTGTATTCGCCCATCTGCAGGCAGTAGCTCCTGTAGGCGTTATAAAACTCCCCGGATTTTGCTTCAAAATCGTCCCCTACCTCGCAGCAGTCATCCAGGAAGTGGGACAGCCAGTCATTGTTCTCCTTGTATTTCTGGATGGCGTCCCGCACCACTTTGGGCTGGACGATTTTGTAATCATTGCTGATGACGCGCTTTGCACCCTCGATAATCCACTGAAGGACTGCGCCCGCCATCTTGAACAGGAAGTCCGCATAGTTCTTGATGTCGGCCTTGCCCTCGATCTTGGCGTTGAAGGGGATCACAATGAGCCGCCGCCAGGTACCCTGGTCAATAGCCCCGACCCTGGGCAGGTGGTTGGTATACAGCACCAGCGTGTGGGTGGGGACATAGGAGAACGGCGCCTTGTACTTTTTCTCCGCATAGATCTCGTCCGTGGAACAGAGCTGCTTGACGTTGGAGGTATTCAGGCGCATCCCTTCCTCCAGCTCGGCGG